TTTCATTTCCAAATGTTGACATGAAGTTTCCTTTAGTCAATCCTGTACTCATTTGATAGTCGTATACCTGTGTGTTCAAATAGTTTCTTGAACCATTCAAGTTTTGATTTGAATAATAAAATAATTCAGACATCTGTTTGTTGTCTTGAACACCAGGCCATATCATAATTCCGTATGGTTGACCACTCGCATCTGTGATAGATAAATTAGCACCAGTTGTGTATCCTGTGTAAGACGCAAAGTTGGTAGGGACTTGTGTAACAGTTCCCCCCGTAGTGGTGTATTGTATCCCGAATAAGAGACGATATTCATTGATGTGATATATGTTGTCAAATCCTTCATAACCTCCGTTAAAACCATTTGAAAATGAGTATGTGGAGGTTCTATCATTTACGATGGTTGCTTGAGATGTATTGGCAGATATTGATTGTGTTTGTGAATCAGCAACTCTAACCAAATATGGATTCATTTGTGCTGTTCCTGATGTAACATTTGCAATCCCACCCATGTTTCTTGGGTTCTTGTCAACCAAATTATAGATAATGGTTTCCACATTGAAGATACAATTCCCCAACTGATTTGGTGGAATCAATAATCGTGATACTTTACCATAGTCCTGTGTTGAACCTGAATCATTTTGATATGGATTTTTATAAACATCGACTACTAATCTAATGTCTGTGTAAGCCGAATAATCATTCATCACAACATTCCATGTATGGTCCGAGTGTGATGGGGTTGCCTCCAACGGCATCTGTCTTATGTTTAATGTTAAACTCATTTTATTCTATTCTTGATGGTATTGTCACAGTTATTGTCTGTTCCAAAAATTTATTTACATCCTCCGCAATCATGTCATACACATCTTGCCATTCATCTGCTAATTCTGGTGGAGGATTATCAACGAAATCTAACAAACCATCTAATCCTTTATCATAAATATTGGTAGGTTTAATACCAAACTTATATATGTTGGTTTGTATAGCGAACGCTAATGATAATGGGCTTATTGGAATACCCTGATTATTTTGGGCAGCAATACCTCTGATTCCAATCCACTCCAATATATTAGTAATTGGAACTTTTTTCTTCTTTGGTCTTCTACCCCAATTCACATTGTCAAAGTAATCTAAATATGTCAGGACCAAAGTTGGGTCACCATTCAAATCAATCTCAACAGAATAATCTATTGAATTTAATAATCTACCTGTAGCAACCTTATTACCAGGACTACCAGGTCTGATTGTTCCTCCACCATTATAACCTGGTGCGTATGGATATATACTCTGTTGAAGTTTTTGTTTGATGTGTTGCGTAAACAATTCCCCAAACCTGTTGAGTGCTCTTTCAGTTAATGGTAAAGGTGCTAATTGAAACATATTATATTACCATTGGGTGTATCTCCATTTATCTCTCAAGTAGTTTTGAACTTGGTCTATTTCAGTTGAGTTCAATACTCTGTTGTATACCATAATTTCAGCGACTTCAGCACCAGCGTTGAATGTTGTATTTAATGTTCCTCCTGATGTTGCAATTTGTCCTATTACAACTGCATTAAATCCTGCGGTTGTTGTTCCTGTTACTTGTGTCGTTAATGTTGACGCACTATTGTTTAATTCAAATGGTAATGGTTGGTTCGGGAATCCAATACTTTGAACATATAGATACTTGTCACCCAAACTTTGTGCTGACCAGTTTAATATATTATTTGATGTTACCACACCATTTATAACTGTATTGGATACTAAACCATTATTTGTCGCCCCAATATTGAATGCCTGTACGAATTGAGTTGGTGAACCAAATCCACCGAGTGTTGTTCCTGAAAAAAGTTGTACTGGAAATACGAATTGAGCAGGACCACCATTTACATAGTTTCCACCAACAGGGTTTGCAATAACCTCAAAGAATGTGAATCCTGTTTGAGGTATAAATGTTGTGTCAAATCTTTGTGATAAAACATCTCTTAATGCTGCTGTATTATTTTTAGTGAATCTAACAATATTTGGATTGTTCGGGAATCTACTTGAACCAGAATAGATTGGCATTTGGTCTGTTGTAGCACCTGATAGTGCTTTTTGATAAACCCCCGCACTTCTCCATACCGATACATAATTTGTTCCACCTGATGAAATTAAATCTACCGTTCCTGTATTTGTTGAATCATACCATAACGCTGGTGTTTCAGGTAATGGGAATGGTGTCGAACTTGGTGTGTTCGTTTGAGTTGGAGTCGGTGTTACTTGTGGTATTCCTGTTCCTGTTTGAGTAGGAGTCATCGTAGGGGTAGGAGTTTCTGTATTTGTTGGGGTAGGTGTTGGAGTACTTGTCTCCGTATTTGTAGGAGTTTGAGTAGGAGTTTGAGTAGGAGTTTCTGTATTAGTTGGAGTAGGTGTTGCGGTGCTTGTCTCCGTATTTGTTGGGGTAGGTGATGGTGTAGCACCAGGTGTTCCTGTTGGAGTATTACTTGGTGTGTTTGTTGGAGTTGTAGTCGGTGTTGGAGTTAAGAATGAATTGAATGCCGCATCACATCTATCAAGAGGAATCATTACCTTGATTGTTACATCAGCGGTCCATCCCCCTAATAAGTCATCATACTTTTCCAAGAATGGAGTACAAGTAATTGGTGTATCTAAATAGAATAACTCATTAAAGTTTCCTAACGATTCTGTAACAGATAATCTGAACTGACCAAGAATGTCATCCATAATTTGTAATGTATCAGATAGTACATCGTTTTGGTTCGACAAATCTCTTTGTATAATATCTGATGTTATGAATGTAAACTTGTATTCCATGAACCCAAACTTCTGTATCACATCTTGTGGTACAACATAGAAATAAGGATAGTATGGCGAATTGAAATGGTCATTGTTTTCTTTCAATCTCATTTCATTCCAATAGATAAACTCATCCATCTTTCCAAATCCAAATGATTGAATCTGTTTGTGATATTCAGATAGGACTCTGAAGTCATCTGTGAATGTCTTTAAGTTAATACCATCGGGGTGTGTGATTGATGCTCCTGTCCATGTCTTAAATGCTGCTGCACATCTATCAAGGGATGTCATTGTCTTAATTCTAATAAGACCATTCCAACCATTTAAGTAATCATCTTGTTCTCCAAGATACGGCGTACATACCACTTCATCATCAACCCAATACTTGTCATAGAAATCCCCAAATATTGGATTAACAGCCAATCTAAACTGTGCAATAACATCCTGTAAGATTTGTAGAGTATCAGATAGAGTATCCTCATTATTCTGTAAACTATCTTCAACAATATCTGATACGGTTGTATTGAACTCCCATACTTTGTATTGAAGGTCATTCTCAACTTTTGATGGTACAACATATAGTAATGGATAATATGGCGAATTGAATGTTGTATTGTCTTCTTTTAATCTCGATTGTGTCCAATATGATAATTGGTCAATGTCCCCCAAACCAAATGAGTTTAACTGTTTGTGTAGATTCGCAAGAGTTTGGAAATCCACAGAAAGAGTTTTGAAGTTAACTTCTTTTGGTGTTGAACTTGGGGTAGGTGATGGTGCTGGATTGGTTGGAGTTTGTGTAGGAGTTCCTGTGTTAGTTGGAGTAACTGTTGGCGTAGTAGTATTAGTTGGTGTAACCGATGGTGTCTGTGTGTTTGTAGGTGTGGGAGTAGGTGTTTCACTCGATGTTGGGGTAGGTGTTGGTTGAACAGAACATGCAGTATAAGTTCCACCACTAATAAATCCACCTACAATATATTGTCGTGTATAGTCGTTCGGTTGTATCTCACTTGAATACCAACCAGTAGGAATAACTTGAGTTAATCCACTGTCTAAAAAGAATTGTTGATTAGTATTAACACATGGCCAACAAGTCAATCCTCCACTCGTACATGGGTCACACTGATTTGGTGCAACATCCACATATATGTTGAAGTATGGTCCAATTTGACATGCTTCAATGTCTGTTGAACCTGATGATACTAAAAACGATACTACACTCATTATTTAATGGTCTGTTGTTGTTTTATTTGTTTTTCCTTCTCGTTATTAACATCCACAAGGTAAGACAGATGATTGATACAAGCCACAAGGGAAAGGTTAGTAACACTATCAATTTGCCAAACCCTGTTTTCTGCGAGGAAACTAATTGCTGCATACCATCCCCAAAACTTGCTAAAGCTATTCTCGCTCTCATCGTCCACCACATCAGTTTGCTCTTGGAATAAAGCAGGGTAAGCTCGTGCAATCCCTTTGCCAAATTCAACAAAAAAAAAACGCTCGACTCAATGTATTTCACTGGTAGAGTTTTGAAATCTATAATTCTTTTTTTGATGTCTGAATCCCCATAGTTCTGTCCTTCTTCACAATATAAATAGGCTGCGAGTTCGTTTAAGTTTGCAATCTTATATGACTCATCTTTTTTCATGAATGTATCAATGTCAACAAACTGACCAAACGATATTTTGTTTACATCAACAAGTGTGTATGTAACTCCATTGTGTTCAATGGTCCTGAATAACTCTCTTGATTCTTGATTCAAATATCTCCATAGAGTATCCCCCGCAATTCTGATGTCTAACGCATCTGCTTCTTTGACTTCTTTCATGGATAAACCAGTGACTTCAGAAATCATTTTAACACTCATTTCTTCTTCATCAAATAAATCTTTGAATACCATCACATTTTTCCATGTCTCGATGGTTGGCTCTTTTACTTCGTATTGTTTTCCTTTGTGTTCTATGTAAGTTGTCTTCATGTTCTAACTATAAATATCTTTTATTGGGGTGTCTCATTTACATAACATAGACACCAGTGTTTCTCATTTGTTTCATCTGTAAGACATATCTGATTGCGTCCAACAGGTGATTGTTTTTATCTTCAGGTTCATCCAATATATTTCCATTCTTATCAATCTTCCATACATAAGAATTTAATTCATCCAATAGGTTCTTTGAATCTTTATGGACAAAGAAGTTGGACCTCTTGATTTGGTCCACACCAGATAAGATGGTGTCCTTCTTAACAGGTTTTGCATTAATCCCCTCCCTAACCATCTCTTGTATTGCCATTGGTGCTGCAGAGTCGACAATGAAGTCATCTGTTAGATTGAGTTTAAGGTCCTTAATTTTGTAGATAAAGTCAGAGATGGTTGTACTCCTCAAATACAATAATTCCTCACAATAAATGGAATCTCCGTCCTTATAAACCTTAACCAATGTGTTGGGGTCATTGTATCCAATATCGACTCCATATCCAAGAAGTTTACAAGATGATGGTAAGGTTTCATAAATCTGTTGATGATTGAATACAACTCTTGTGGGAATACCTTTCTGACCCTCACCAAATACTCTCCATAGGTTTTGGTCTTTTGTTCGTAGACCCTCGATTTCATTGATAAGGGATTGTTCCAAGAATGGATTGTCTTTGTATGTAACGATTGTATAGAATACATCATCATTACCTTCAAGGTCATATATCCATGATTTCCATAACGAGGGGTTAAGGTCCAATACAATCCTACCTGATGTTCTTAATACTAATTGTATATACTCATCGTATGTTACTTCAGTAGCCTCATTGATGAATAGATAGTCACGCTTTCTACCTCGTAGTTTTGTTTCATCATCCACAGAAAACCATTCAATGATGTTTGTCCCCAACTCATAGTATCCATCAACTGAATGCCATTTGTTTGAGTATATGACTCAAACAAATGGCATTCAGTT